CTATTAGCCGGGGAGCGCCAAACTCAGGGTTAGGGTTGTTGTAAGCAATACCGCCACTCAAGCCCCCAGCTTTCCTGTACGCCCTGTAAGACTCAGGGAACCACGAAGGTATAGCCATCTCCCCCAAGAAGAATTCATTTTGGTTAGGATAACGCTGTAGGCTGTACTCGTCTGACCCGCGGTCTGTATTTACAGTGTCTTTCCATGCTAAAAATGCATCTGTCTGAGATAGGGGCGGCGCTACGTAGTCAAACCCTGTGTATTCGTCACCAAGGAAGTCAAAGTAGTTGTCCGCACCTTTATCAGTAGGAGGATTCTTAACAGTCATTATGTAATCTCTAGTATGCTTGCTACCACATGTAATCTATTTGCAGTAGCTGCGGTTACTTTTAATACTTCTGTAGGCTGTACGACAAGAGGCGCTGTTAATAACTCTACTGTAGCATTAGCGCCAACGGCTTTAACTTTAAATAGGCTGTATACAGAAGAGCCATTAGTTATGGTTACCGTTATAGTGTCTGCATTACCAGAGTCTTCAGATACTATTATAGACTTGACTATAGCCGTGACAGTCGATGCACAAGTGTATAGTGTAGTAGCAGCGGTTGTAGATAGGTCTACTTTTGCGTTCTTATAAGTATTAGCCATTAGCTCATAAACCAAGTAGTAGCTTCAGCGCGAAGCGCATTTGTATCGTTACGCAAGGCGTTGTCTAGCTGGTTAAAATATATACGCAGTACTTTATTAAACTCTTCAAATGACGTTTGGTCGTACACTTGTGGCGGGTACGGCAGTGCAGGCGCCCTAAAGGGTACGTTGTAGTTTGTAATATCTATAGCCATTATCGTCTACCGTCAGGGCGCATATCAACTCGTGGAGTACCCATCTGCCAAGTAACGCCTACGGCTGTGGATTCTACTTTCAAGGACATTTGGCGTCCCCGTACTCTGGTATGTATCTGATCTGTATACACTTCTACGGGTAATATAGCACTTCTAACGACACTAGCGGAAGCATTGCCCCCCACAGAAGCAGGTGTTGTATACCCAGACCCTGAGTTTGCCAAAGGGAGCAACGTTATTGTAGCACTAGGAGCGCCAGATACAGAGTCATCAAACCGCATGTCAGGTAATATTTTGTTTATGTACATGAACTGATGTCCATCGTCTAAGTCAAACTGAGCGGACGTTACGTATGCAGGTATGGCTGCGGTGTTAGCTGTCTCGTTATCGTCTACACCTTCTTCATGGTTAACTAGATTGTAGTTGTAGGTGGCTGCTAAAGGATTATTCCTAAGCCCTGAGTCTAACCATGCTGAACGAGCCATAGTGCCGTAGTACCACACTCCCTCTAAATAGTTGTACACCACATACCGATCACTAGTAGTAGAATCCTTTGAACAGTAGAACCACCATATCTCGTGGTAAGACTCGTTAGTTCCTGCAAACACTCCATCAAACTGCTCTTGGTTAAAGTCGTCAAACACAAACTTGCGTAGGTCGCACTTGAGGGGTTTTGTGCGTCCATCATACATATAGAACTTATCTCTACCCATCCAGTAAGCTACGCCGTTAGAGTAAGCTACAGCATTCTGAGAGGCGATAGATGTGTTTTCTCCGACCAACTGTGCAGTCCAAACCACTGGTGCGCCTACATACTGTAGTGCATACAACGCCGCGTCCGTCCATACTAGTATCTCTTGGCGAGATTGTTTAGCTGCAATGATCTTAGACCCGTTAGACAGTATCAAGTCACCTGCTTGGTTGGTAGCACTAGGCGTCCAATCTAAGGCGTTCTCTTGATCTGACCACCGCACAGTCATAGGGTTAGAAGAAGTAGTACCCAAGTCGTTTGCGCCAAAACAAAATACAAAGCGGTTGAGGTCTGAGATTATTACTTCGTCTTGTACTACTGGAACTCCTGTAGCTCCTACCTCTTGATCTAGTCTAGTAGCGCGTGTACCTACCCCATCGCTAGCTTTCCATATAAATAAAGGGCTTTCGTTGTGCCCGAATATCAAGTCTTCACCAAAATTAGCTTGGCTCCACAAACGTATAGACTCGTTAGATGACTGACCCACACCCCAAGCACCGAAGCCCCAACTACTAGCACCCCAGCCTTCTAGGGGTACTGCGTACGCAGGGCCAACATTTATCTGATATTCAGCAGTTACACTGCCGCCTCCCGTAGCAGTACTAGATGCCGCGCTAGGAGCTGTTATGGTGTATGAGTTTACGTCAATACCTGTTATCTGAAACTCACCGTTTAGTGTCAACCCGCCTACGGCAGTAGCGTTGCTATAAATAACAAAGTCTCCTACTGCATACCCTCCAGCAACGTCTGCGACAACCACCGTAGTAGAGCCTGATGCAGTAGTAAAGGGGTTAGTAAGAGTTAGCGTAGCCCTAATAGGTGTTATGTCGTAGTAGTTACCGCCATTCTCAATATAGAACTTGAGGTTAGTACCTACGCCAACTAGGTTCTGACTCCCTAGAGTAAACCAATTCCATAGTGAACGGCATACGCCTTGGAACGTAGACGCAGAGATACGCTGCCACCCACCAATCTTTTCCGGCGTACCTTGGCGGAACCTAATTTTGTCACACTCGTACCACCCACCTTCACTAGCATATCTGGTGTTTTCGCGGTTAACGCCTGCTTTTAACTGTAGTTTTTTGAGTGGCATATCACACCTGTACGTGTTTTAGTAGCACCATACCACTGGAGTAGTCTCTCTAGTGTCTACATGGATAAAGGTTTTAGCTACGCCTATACCATTAAAGCCCATTGATTGAGCGTACTTAATGATAGCATATGCTTGGTTCCCGCTGGATATTTTGATGTCGCAGGCAATCCCGCGTGAATGGGTGCCCGGCGATTTTTTTGCTTTTTCAATGCTGTGGCCTTCTGGATCGCGATAGCCGCTAGTAATGATAAAGGGGAATCCGCACACATGCCGTAATTCATCCAGCTTCTGCAAGAACTCATCTGACATCTCGTTGTTGCCTGTTTGCTGGCAGTCAAAGTCTGACCGCTTAAAGTATCTCATTTCTCTCGCTGTACGCCCTTGGCCTTCTCTACTGTACGCATAGCACCTAGCCCTAGCATACCCATCAGTACAGGCATCATCTCAGACAGGGCAATCAGGGGTATAGCTACGGTAGAGTTAGCAAGTGCTAGACCAAAGTTAGTCATAGGGATTATGATAAAGTTACCAGCCATACCAGCAACACACACCCAGCCAACAGCAGGTCTCCAGCCTGCCACAAATAAGTTTTTGTGTGCCGCTTCAACCTTGTTAACTTCAAGCTGACCCTTGGCCAACTCCTGTGCATGGCGCTCTGCCATTGTGCTTATTTCGTGAGCCAATGCGTTCTTAGCATCTTTGTCTTCTATAAACTTGTCTAGTAGCCCTGTAACTGGGGCAATAAGTGCTTGTAACATATCACTGTATCCATTTTGTTAGAGCAAACAAACCTATAATCATGGGGTATATTCCCCACAACATGTTTTCTAGTCGGTCAAATCTTTTGCTACCATCAGTAAGCCTACGCTCTATATTTTCATAACGCGCTAAACATTCTTTTTCGTGAGCAACTTGTTTTGCGCTAAGTTCTTTCATCGTGGGCATTCTTACATTCCGTAGAAATAGTAGGCGGCGTATAGAGCGGCAACTAGAGCCACACCGCCAGCAATGTTTTTAATCATGTCGTCGTTTTTAGAAATCTTACGCAACTTGTCTAATCTTTCTTTTTCCAGCCGCTGTTTATTTTGCATTACCGATTTGTGCTGGATAGAAAGCATGTCGCGCCAGACTTGTCGGGGAGTAATCTTCTTCAACTCTTTCTCGCGCTCTCGTATCTCATTCTTAGCCCATGCAAGTTCTAGTGCTTGCTCTTGCGTCAGAACAGTGTCGCCCTGCTTTTGGGCTTCTTCAATGTTGTCTACGGCAACTTTGGTTTCAGTGATGCTTGTGAAAAGCCCAGCAAGGTCAGACAGGTGCGACCCAGACTCTTTTACGGTTTTTATGCCCGCGTTAAGAGTCTTTAGGACACCTACAACTGCTGAGATTTCTGCGATCATTTATTCTACCTCTACCCAAGATGTTGTG